TTGAACTCATCAATATCCGGAACCTGCTGAATCTCTTGAGGGTGTTCTTTTATCATATCATGAAACAGTTTTGCTTTACGTGTCGCCATTAAGGGGTTATTGATACCAATGATGTCGAATTTAGATTCAAGGATATAATCATAATTTAATTTCTGTAAGAACAAAGAATCATGTTCGAGTACAAGAATGGGTTCATCACGTTTGATACATTCATGCCACAATCTAAAGTGACTCATGAAACAAGCAATACGACGTTCTTTATACGCTGTTGGGTATGATTTCAAAGTCATCCCCGAAGCAATATCAATTTTCTCACCTTCCCAAGGATATGTCCACTTGATACCATTACCTGCCAAAGATACGTTTGCAAACTCAGGTGTTGTCGCTTCAAACCTTTCTACTTTAAAATCGTTCTTGACTTTCTTAGAAGATCTCTCTAAATTTTTAAAACCTGTTTCGGATGTTTCTACACCTTTAACTACGATAGCAAATGCTTTCATTTCACCACTCCTCTTTTCACTTGATCGAGGAATATCCCTCTACCATTACCGCCAGCAAAATGGACAAAATTCACATTAGAGTAATCATCTGTTCTCACATATACACCAGTCATATAATTCCAACTCTCATCAAGAACAAAAGATTTATCAGGATTCAGAGAACGCCATTCATTCATATATGCTTGATCAGTATGAATCATTGGTAGGTCTCTGTTTATAATTTTCTTTTGAACAAATTTACATATTTTAGAACCTGTTGGTCCATCAACGATTTGAACTCCACCGTTGATAAATTTATCATGGGGAAGTTTATATTTACTTCTAAACTCTGCCCATGGTTTCCCTAGATCAACACAACCAGCGTGACCTTTGACCTCAGGAACTGGTGAAGCGTGATCAGGTATCCAAACATCACAATCTAAAGAAACAATCCTGTCATACCCTTCTATCCCCATATTTAAATATCGAATCAAAGTTGAGCATTTGTTTTTACCACCACCCGAATAATCATGATCTTTTGACTTTGTATTTCTATTGAAATATGTGATGTCAAAATCTTCAGGATACTCGGTAATCATTTTGTAATCGTAATCGTGTTTTTCTGCATAACGTTTAACACTAGGGATACAAATATCACGAAACAATTTTGCACTTTCTTTTGCATCAGGAATGCTGTCGTAAACATATGCAGCAGTGTTCCCCACTTGAACCTGTACAACCAACGTTTTCATTTTAGCATCTCCAAACACTTTTCATACACCATATCAACACTTATGTATTCGTTTGCTTCGAGGCAATGTGGGCAACTGTATGTTGCTCCGCATGGTGTTTGAGGGTGATCATATCCTATGTGTTTATGGATATCATAAGACATTTGACGAGGCATAATTAACCCACCCTGAATCACTGTCATTGGTATCTCAAAACCAGCAAAGATATGCATAAGCAATCCATCATAAGACGCACCACCCTTCGCATGCGCCATAACAGAAACTGATCTTCGGATATCAGTGATTTGAGTGTTCAGCGCATTTTTTAGATCAGGTTCTCTATAATTATTTCCAGGGTGAATTCTCACAATTGGAATATGCTTTGAAAGTTTATCAGTAAGTTCTTGCCACTTTTTAAATCCCCAGTTTTTATTCTCTGAAAAAAATGTAGATTTGTAATCGGGATTTATCAAGAAAAAACTCTCTGGGATTCTAAGTTCTCTCATGGCATTTTTTGCCCACGACTTTTCTTCTTTACTTAACCTGATTCTAAATGGTGTTGGTTTGAAATCATTCCATACCATTTTTTCACCTAATATGGTTTTCTCTTTTCCTTTAACATAATAATCTACATGACGGTCAGAATTGCGGGAGGTGTCTCGCGCATTGACTGTTAATCCGCCATCTTTAACTAGGAACTCAACGTTTTTATATAAAGGACTCCACCCAGAACCATATAGAGGTGTAATCTTTTTTCCAGTCTCTTTGTATATTTCCTCTGCTTTTCCTAGAAATATAACATCATCACCTAATCCCACAACTCTGTCCTCGCAAAATATTCTATTTCACCTTGTGATGGAGTTTCACAATAATTCATTTTTGCACCTCTCCGGAATATTTCCCTTGCCATAAAAGCAACGTTCCAGTCATCCGGAAATCTGACATCATTATACCTGTTTCTGATGTTAATGTAAACATGAATCTTTTCTATTGACATCAAAAACTTAGCAATATGCATCATGCCCGAGTCTGCGCCAATATGATAATCAGCACCTGCCATTATTGCTATAGTATCATCCAAAGGCATTTTTCCGTTTCCGACATCAATTAATTCATATCCAAGATCCTGATAGTAATGCTGGATTTTACCGATACGATGCGGTTCAAGTTTTCGATATTTTTGTTTTGCGTCCCATTGCGTGGTGATATATTTCTCAGGCAATGGTATTTTTGTTTTTGGAATATTTAATGCAGGTGGAATCTTTTCAAATTGTTTTGAGCAATCGCTATAAAATTTTTGATCTTTAGTGTTACTGTATTCTATAACTGTGCCACTGATGGGTCGATTTACATGAACATAACCCCAACCGATAAAATTCTTAAAATAATCTAGTAGAGGAGAATCTGGAGAGTAGATATTAACAGGTTCTCTGTTGATGACACTTATCATGCATCCAAGAAAAACTGCATCTAATTGATCACCCAAAGGTTTTGGGCGTTGTAAAACATCTAATGTAATCATGTTCCGTATGACGTGCTAAGATTAACTTCAGCGAATTTAACAGGTGATGGGAGTACGACTTGAATATTAACATTGTATGAGTTAATCATAAAGTCACTTTGATCGAAACCATATACATCTACAGCGGAAAGCAACCTCTTTGCTCCCTTTGGTGTTAATGCATAAGCACCTGTTCCTGGTGCCATATCAGAATCTTTCCAAGAATTTTCCCTGTAATATTTTAAAGGATAATCGTCAGGAAGATCCGTGACTCCAAACCCAGACCATTCAAAATTTTTGTATTGTTGAAGAGCAAGTTTATTTGGTGGTCGAAATACAAACTCACCGTTTAAAATAAGATATTCATCGAACTCATAGTCTGCCCATGGCATAGTGACTACTGCATCATGTTCGAGAAATATCATTGTTTCGTTTTGTTTGACGACCCTTTCCCAAAATTTGATATGGTTATGAGCGCATGCACATTTTGTTAAAAACCTATTAGCATTTTCTTTTTTAAAATTATGGAGTCTGCTCTCTTGAATTATATTACGCTGAACATGAATTGTGTTTTTTGTAAATCCTTCTACAAGTTCAGGTTTTAATCCATTCTTCCACGCTGATTTGTAAGCAGCGTTTGCTTGTTTTTCGGAACCTTCGTGCCCTTTAACATAAACAATTTGCGCTTTCACTTTTTCAACCTTATAATATAAGAATCAGGTTCTCCGGATTTTTTACGAAGATCAAACTTTACGATTTTAAGATCTGACATCTCAAGAGTAGTCAAGAATTCATTATTCACTGCTGAATTATAGACCTCAGGTTTTGCACGCAACCAATAATGGTCTAGTTCATCACCATACATGATATGAAGTGGCCAGACATCTTCGATGAAATATTCACCACCATCTGCTAAAAAAGGACTCGCTTGTGTAAAGGTTAGCATATTTGCTAGTGGGGTGTGTTTACCATCATCTATGATGTAATCAAACTTGATATCCTCACCGAATGCTTCTTTAATTTTTTCACCAAAGTTTTCACTCGTAGAGTCTGCTTTAACAAACTTGCAACGATCAAATTTATAAGGTTTGATCGTTTCCATAGTAAACCGTTCAAAAACATCAGCACCATATAAGTTAGCATTTGGAAAATACTTATGGAGTGCCATCGTACTAGAACCTTGGTAAACACCAATTTCTAATATATTAATTTTTTGGTCTCTGCGTTTTTTAAATGATTTCTCATAAACTTCTTCATAACCATGCTTTGATGTTTTATCAGTTTGAAATAAATTGAATAAATCACCCAACTCAGACATTATGTTCTCCTAATGTAAATATTATCATAACCAAATCTTTTGATATGTTTATACCCCAAACTATCTAGAAGTCTGTGTGAATGTTTGGAAGGTTTTGTTGGATGCTCATATTTCGTTAAGAACTCAACCATAATCACTGGAGAGTTATTAGTTAAAGTTTCGAGTGCTCCATTCAAAACAAAATACTCATAACTCTCTACATCGATTTTTATAAAGTCGATATTGATGAATTCAAAACTATCAAGCGTCTTGATGTCTATCGTTCTTGTTTTCGTGCTTTCTAATTTCATCCACTTTTCTCTTGCCTTATGAGGGACAATAGTGGAACCGCCAGTCTTTTTTTCCATTATGTACATGGTCTCGGTTTTTTCTTCATCACCTAATCCATATGGATACACGCGAACGTTAGGAAGATCTCGAGTATTTAATTCTGTCCAATAATGAAACGATGGTTCAAATGTAGAGACTTGTGTGAAGTGCTCAGCAAACATACGAGACATTGCACCCATATGCCCACCAATATCAAGAGCATGTCTAGTCTTTACAAGTTGAGATTTCGAAAACTCCCATGCTTTTTTCTCATCCGCATAATCTCTTCTTTCGATATCTCCAGGTGGTGATTGAAAATTAAACATCCACTATCCTCATAAGTTCTTCGACATTCTCACCTTTATTGGGAAGTTTGTCTTTCAAGAAAAAGTGCACAAAATATGCGTCCTTTAAATTCTTATTATCTATAGCAGTGTACAATGTATTATATTTCCATGAGAGTGGTTGCTCAACCATATTCTCTTTTCGAACCCAATAGTTCAACAAAGTTTGATCAGTCGACCACTTCCATGCTCCCTGTCCATCAACAAAGTCTTTAAACTCAGCACGCTGAATAAATTCTTTACCGCTATCCCCACGAAGATATTTCACTATTTTTTTATCCATGAGCATAAGACCCATGTTATAAAAACGACCACCACTTTTACCGAATTGCCAATCAATCTTATTGAGCGGTTGGTATTGCATCCGAGTGTAATTTACAAGTTTTTGTTTATACCAATCGAGCAGTGGAAGGTCACGTTCAAGCACACCTGCGAATTCAGTATCGTCATTCAGTTCTTCAAAAATGTTTGGAGCATCTGGTCGAATCCAAATGTCTGCATCGACAATACAGATTTGATCGTATGTATCCCAATGATCAAACGCATTTTCTTTTTCGTAAATAGGGAGGAACCCACCATATTTCTCATAAGACTCTTTGCTTCGATTAGTCACGAAGACATCAGGTTTGATTTTCATGATAGGGTGTTTTTGAATTCGGTGGTCGATTCCGTGACGTTCACAATATTTCATCACGGAATCTGTACACCAATCATACAATTTAGAAGGTGCACCAGTGTACACCTGATATATCAATCTTTTCATTTCACATCGTTTACTTTTTTGGGTTTGTCCTTGACTTTTGGTATGCTTGTGCACCAAAGAAAGCACCAACTAATGCTGAGATTGCAACAAAATATGTTGGTGCAATATCTGCCAATAATTGTCCTGTGGTATCATATCCGATAATATCAGCAACGACGATGCCGACGGGATATACTAATAATCCCCATAAAGCAAACCACGCCATACGACGGATTTGATCTTCTTTCTTATCTTCATTATCAGCACGCATCATTTCTCTTTCTAATGCAAACTCTTCATCAGTAATGACGCCATCGCCATCTTTATCGAAATGATCATACTTCGATCCAGGTTCTAGTTGCTTCTGCGCATTCATTTGCGTAATCCTTTATCTTTATTGCGACTTCCATCGCATCTGAAAAACCATTACGAAGTGAATTCGATCTGTGACCGTTTTCAATAAACCAATCTACAGTATCTATACAGGATCCTTTATCCATCTGAAATCCTCGAGTCAACTCTTCGAACAACTCGCGATGTCTTAAATTTTCCATAAAAGATGTTGACATTCAGTATTTCCTTTTTTCAAGTGCTTGTCGTATCTCACTGAACAGATATTCTAAATCATCTTGATCCGCTTGAAAGCGAATACCGATGCCACCTGCATTATTGAAACGCATGATGTTTTCAGGTTTATCGTCAATAAGGATGTTAGGACGTGAGTCCATCTTTGAGAAAGCATATTTATGCTTATTAGATGTGAAGATACAATCCTCAACCTCAGGCATGAAACCCATTCGAATCAACCAGTTTCTTTTATGCCAAGCGGAGTTCATCGTATCACCCCTCATCGGAGAAGAACAGATACCCCACTTGATATCATTTTCCCATGCTGCCATTTTGACATAGGTAACGATTTTAGAAGAACGGTTAGATTTATCATCATCGAAGAAACAGGGAAGTGTGTCAAAGAAATCAGTGTTTGCTAGTTCAGCAAACCTTACTTCTTTATCTTGAATAGACTTCCAATGCGTAACATCAAAACGTCTAGCGACTTCACTGAAAAAATCGGCAATCACGCCATCCATATCCAAATAAATCATATAAAACTCCTCATCTCTATTATACAATGATTATATCACATATCTTACAAGAAGTAAAGGATTTTCTTCACGAATGAAACATTTTTCTTCGATTGTATTCTTGGATGGTATCTGTCAAAAGTTTTGTGTAATTATCTCTATGCTCAGTAAATACGCAAGGTCGCTCATTGTCAACATCCATAACGATAACTGTGTTTGGAATGGGCATACCTGTTCGTTCTTCATACATGATTGCGTATGCAGATGCCTGAGCAAAATAATTTGAAATTTTATCTTTAGTCTTTGGCCATCTTGAGGTCTTGAAATCTATAATAGATGGTACACCATTCCATTCTGCTACACAATCACAACGTCCAGCAAGTCCTAGATGTTTTGAATATAAAGCAACTTCAAGACCAAAGATACGACCAATCCCTTCATCTAAGATCGGTGCAAGATTTTTCAAACTTTGTCTGATATGAGGGAGAAAGTCTGTTGTGTCCTCGTTCAGTAAATACTTTTCAACAATGGAATGTACAGCAGTCCCACGATTAGATGCGCGATGACCAACTTGATTAGCAACATCATCCCCGACTCTCTCTCGCCATTTCCTGATAGAATCTTCATTGATAATACTTAAAACTGTTGTAACGCTAGGATACTTATGACCATCAGGAGCAGTATATAAGCGACCACTCTTGCCTGTATTCGCAACCAAATCATCATATCCAAGATCAATCTTTTCATGTTCAAACTTCTTCACCATCGTTTATCACTTCCAACAATTGTACTTCATCAACGCAAACCACACTTTTTACTGGTCTGCCATCATATTCTTGTGAGGCAAGGTTTATTGCCAGTTGTTTATTCTTATTTAGAAAACCTCTACATGACCACTCGTCCGGAAAGGGATAAGTCGTAAATGCGAATATGTCAGTGCCGACTGTTGTCGGGGCATTGAACATAATTACGAGAATAAACCATTTCATGGAATATCATCCCAACCAATCAAATCATTTAACTTTTCTGGATCAAATGTAACGTTTCCTGTGCCGCCAGCAATAAGGCATTGAAATCCATTATCTTGGCGTTCAACAACTACAATCTGCTGTTCGTCTGCATCATATAGAATAAAATAATCTACATCAAATTTTCTTCCATCATCTAAGAATGAATTACCACGAAATCCTAATAGTGGTTTCATATCATCTTTTTTAATTTGTGCCCACATTCCCATCGCTTGTTCTAGCGGTGTGCACATAACTGGTTTGCCATAAAAGTTTGTTGTTCTTTCTTGAGCGTACACAGCAATGTATGTGGATGATATAAAGATAAATAATGCTGCTAAGAATATTTTATCTTTGATAAGTTCTTTCAAAAGTTTTTTAAACATCATTTCATTCCTAACATTTCCTTTGTCATGATATAATCACGAAGGAAATCTGATCTTACGATATCTTGCCAACCGTATGTGATCACACTGAAATTCTTCAGTTGTTCTATGATCCGTAAGAATCTTTGAATTCCACCACGTTCTGATTCATCTTTGAAATCAGATTGGTGGTAGTCTCCGCTCAGTATGATTCTGCAATTTTCTCCAACTCGTGTGATAACAGAATCAAGTTCATGGAAGTTTAAGTTTTGCATTTCATCAACGATGATAATTGCATTATCGATAGTCAACCCTCTGATAAAAGAAGTGGTTGTAAACTCCAACTGATGACTATTTATCAGTTTATTATATGCCGCATTTTCGCCAAATAATTGCTGGCAAATTGCTTTATAAGGTGTTTCGAAAACTTCTTTCTTTTCTTCTACTGTTCCAGGCAGGTATCCCATATCTCTTGTAGGGACTACTGAACGAACAATAATGACCTTATCGTATTCGGGGTGAACTTTATCTAAAATGCTCTCGAGTGCAAGGTACATTGCAACAAACGTTTTACCTGTACCTGCTGATCCAGCAAGAACTAGATTATCACCATCGTCCCATGCTTTATATGCAAGTTCTTGATTTTTAGTTTGTGGTTCAAATTCAAAAAGATCTTCGTAAATTGCTTTTGATTTATTAGTCATGTTCTTCTACCCACTTTAGTTCTTGGATCAATCTCCAATACCATTTTCTATCCATAGGATCACTTGCTTTATCGATGTCTTCTCTTAGTTGCACAATCCGAATTTTTATATATTCGGATTTGCTTTTTTTCTTCCCACGCCTCATGATTTTATTGTGTTATTTCTACCTGCACCCTTTTTAATTCTATCTAAATGCTGTCTCCAATCAGAACCTGCACGTGATAAAGTTCCTCTTCCACCATCTGTACTAAATCCTGGAGTAGACAAAACTTTGATAATATCATCATCTTCTAACATTCTAGCAAGATCATCAAATGGAACATTAACATCCCATTCTTCATCTGTAGAAATACGTTTAAGCGTGTAAACTGGCACCTTGATATCCTTTCCACCAAGTTGGAGCAGGACGACCTTTTTCCCATTTTGCAAAAGGTTTCGCTGCGTGATAATAATTTTGATACGACTTAATCGGATCATTCTCTACAATACAATCAGGAAACTTTTTCATCGCTGTTGGAAACTGGGTCAATCCGATATTAGGGATGTTTCTCGGTATTCCCTGAAGTGGCCAAAGCAATTCTCTCTGAGTCTTTGTAGTTTTGTATGGTTCTTTCTCTGTACTAAATCTATATGTATATTCATCGCAAAGTGCTTTCATATGGTTCCAGTGCCATCTATAGTTATCTGCACTTTGCATAGTCCAAACTACACAAGGGTGTCCTGTATGAACTGCCTTATAGAATAGCAACTCTGCTTCGAGGTCATCTTGCCCCTCGTATAAATCCCAGTATCGAATCATGGTTTTACCAGAAACTGATGGTTTCTTAGTTAGTTTACCATCGAGCATACGATGCACCGTAGAGAGCATCTGACCACTCTCCACGATCATTTTAGGAACGTGTTTGTCGCACATCATTTGTGCAGATACTTCAGGACACTCATTCAAGAAAAATATGTTCATAATATGGATACTCCACTGCCTCAACAATTACAATGTAATTATATCACAGTGTCAAGCGTTCGTAAAGGATTATCTTTGTTTTTTGTGAAAATTTATGCTGACATCTCTATCGTTCGAAGTATGAACTCTCGTTTTTTTAAAATCTTTTCCGCTCTGGGTGTATCCCCCTTCTTAAAGAGTTTTTTTGCATAGATGCTAAGTTCTTCAGTGTCTTTTTTTAAGCGTTCGATTTGATTGTATGTCATTTCTGTTCCTAATAAAAAAAAGCGTACGCAATTGGCGCACACTTTGATTTGTGTTGAAGTTGTTAAGATGTGAGTTAGACTATTTGTTATCTGATAATAATCCTGGGAAGGTTTCATCAACAAGTTTTCGCGTGACTCCTTTAGGTGCTTTTTTGTTTATCATATCTAAGACAAGTTCGGCATCCTTAGGATGAACACCCTCTAACAGTCCGATAAACAGTCTTTCTCGTTTAAATTTTGGAAGATCCTTACCTTTACCGCCCACAGCAAAGTATGAGAATTTCACATTCTCCCTCAGCAAATTTGCTGGGTGATTGTGTGCTTCTGCTGGTGTATAGGGTGGTTCTCCAGGAGGCATATTCCATTTGATGTTTTCATCAATAGACCCTCGAAGAATATCTTTAAGTGCCCATGATTCGTTTTGTTTGAGGACATTGATTTTATCCTCTTTCTTCTTTGCTTTAGATGCTTCTTCTAAAACTTCATAAACATATTTTGCCATCAGTTTATAAATTCCTCTACTGATTCAATCAACATTTTCATATTTTTATTTATAAGATATGGAAACACTAAACCCTTATTGTGCCAAGGATCTTGTGAATTAAACACATCTAATATTTGATCTTTTAATCTCTGAGGGGTTTTACTCAGGTCGATTAAAGTCTCATTTCGTTGATAATTACGATACCAAGATGCAGCATACAGTAATTCACCTTCTGCTAGATCTTCTTTGATTGCTTCTTTCTTTTTCTTACTTAGCGGAATTTGTCTACGACCTTCCACAAACACATCGTCGTCTGATAATATGTTAGGAACACCGTCACCAGCGTCGCCTTTCATGATCTTTTCCATCAAACTAACAAGCGGAGTTTCTTCTTTGTATTCTTTCTTTAAGAGAGGAGAATACTGTCTCACATTAGGAAAACGCTGCAACTGTAAAAAGTCTTTGTCTGCAGATATGATCATCACATCTTCATATTGACCAAACTCTTGAGTGTTTTCGCATAGTGTGCCGATAATATCATCTGCCTCACATTCGTCAACCTGAACCACTTTATAGGGAAAGTTCTCTTGAATCTCTTCACGAACATTCGTTAGGATCTCAAATGCCTTCGCCCAATCGAATGTATCTTGTTCACGTTTTTTCTTGCGGTTTGCTTTATATTGAGGATAGTAACCACGACGCCAATTGTTTTTGCCATCGCAACATAACACGAGTTCTCCAAATTTATCTTTATAAGAATTTCTGTACATACGCAAACTATTCAGGATCATGTGCCTGAGTAAGTCTTCGTCATCTACTTTATTCACTACAATGGTTGCGATCGCTAGACCGCTGAAATCTACCAATATCATTTAGCGAGTTCCCTTGTCATTTCCCTTGCTATTTTATTTTCCCATTCTATAACTTTATGAGATTCCATTTTATATTCTTCTTTGGTTATTTCTTTATATTCTATCCCATCCCAAAGATGAAAGTTTGGGTCGTTCAAAAATTGATATTCAGTGTAAACCCCATTTTCCATATACGGGGATAATGAAAGGTTAGTAACCCTATAGTATTTTTGCATTATATTCTCCCTCCTTTAAGTGTACGATAATTATATCATAATTCTTACAAGAAGTAAAGAAAAAATTGTTAGTTATTTCTTGATATGTTTGGAGTGTATCTTACAACCTATAAATTCGTTGTAATATTCGTCGCTCAGGAGGACGTCATTATCGAACTGCAACTTTGCTTCGTAATAAGACATTTCACCTTTAGTGCGACATAGTCTTAATATTTCTCGCCGATAATTATCTTGCCCCTTGGATTCAAGGAGAGTTTGTATCTCTTTATTAGATCCGAAATACTCTCTCCAGTCAGACTCGACTCTCGTTCGTACTCGTCTATTTCTTTTTGAATTTTTAGGTAATGTCTTTGGACGCCAGAAGTTCTTTTTACCGATATATTTTTTCTCTGTATCCAGTTCTGTGATGACATATACGAATCCTTGATATTCTTCTGGGGTGTCATCAAATTTTTCATTTTCATATGTCCACATACACCTATATAGTCAACCGCTAACATATGTTTTGGTTTTTGGTCTATACCAAACTTTTTGGTGGTAAAACTTAGCAAGCAATTCTTGTATTTCTTTTTGCCTATTGCCTTGAGTGGTACTATATGCGATGAGAGACATCTCAATTAACTGCAATTCTTTTACAGACAAATTAAAATTTTCGTTTGGTTTTGTCATTTTATTCTTCTGTTATGTTTTCTACTGTTGCTTCTTCCCCACAACATGAACAATATATGGGTTCGCATCCGTTATCAACTAGCACCACTGTGACAGAATCGCATTCTTCGCACTCTAAGCGATACTCTTGGTTCATCTATTTTATTCCCTTCAGCAGAGGGATATGTTCATATATATCAATCCCTCTTGTTAAGTTCAACCATTTAGTGTATTGAACGAATTCTTTTCTCCATTTTATAGTGCTTTCATAATTACCGATTTTTGTAAAATTGTAAAGATTGCGATTTACAAATTTGCCTTCACTTTCAGAGAAATATTTCGTAATATTTGGACTCATGACTATCTCTTTCAGTTCATCTAATTCCCTTTGAAATAATACCCTTTGTGGAGATATGTAAAATGGAGAATTAATCCATTTATGAAATACCACAAATTTTACTTCTTCGCGCAAATTATTACTAAAGAACTCTAAAACTTCTTTTAAGTTTAGCATATTATACATTGAATAAAAAGTTTGTACATTGACTTGATGTCCAGTTTCTTTGTACCAATATTTGATATTGTCTACAGTCTTTTGGAAAGGGGTTGATCTAATGTATTCATACACTTCATAAACCCCATCCATCGAAACATTAATCGTAGGTTTTGCACTAGACTTTTTAAATAGATCTATATGTTTTTGCGGAACGCTAGAAAAGTTGGTTGAGATACTTATTACGCAATTAGGATTAGTTTTCAACAACTCATCTAAGATAAAGAAGTTATTTTTATCAGCGAACGGTTCACCACCCTTAATATCTATCTTATCAAGTTGGGGCAGCAGTTTCATTATCTTAGAGATATCTTTATCTTCTATTCTTGATATTGGATGATTGTAAGAATTAAACCCTATGTCATTTTTTGATTTAGCATTTTGCAAAAATCCTAAATCAATTAATTCTTCTTCGAGGTGCCTCCACTTTGAACTGAAATAACTTGAGCAAGAAGCGCAAGTTTGATTACATATATTAGAAGTCGTGAATTCTAGATATCTGATTTCATTGTCATTTCTAATTTTCAGGTAACGAGGTTCCTCATTCACCAAATGCCAACGAGTTTGAAAAGTTTCAGTTTTTCTTAAACAACTTCCGCATGCTTCCATCATTTTCTGAGGATCATCATTTCTGAGTTTAATCATGTCAGGATGATTTTTCCAATGCTTATTGAGATCATCTATTTCAGATATATGTCCTATGTCCCAATTTCCATTGTTAGAGCAACAAACGGATATATTACCGTCAGGGTTGATAGTCATGCCGTTGCTGTTTAATCTACAGTACATCTATCAACCAGTACAATCGTTGTCGATTCGCACTCTATTCGGTATTCGTTTTCCACTTTGCTCTAATATCTCCTCTTTCCTAGAATCATCGCAATAAAACCATTCTTTTATTTCGTCAGAGGAACGACCACAACCTTCACAGTGGTCGTCCTCTATTTTACATACCTTTACACAAGGTGACGGAATACTAGAAATCGATATCACAAGCACCACCAGCACATGCTGCTGCACCAAGAGTATCAACGTCAGTGAAAACTTTCTCAGTTAGATCTGTTTTCCAATTGATTGGTGATAAGTTCTTTTGAATCTTATTCCACTTATGTAGTAAATATGCGTCTTTCAGGCAATATTCAGTTTTCTTCATATCACCATCAAGATAGTTTTCAGCAAACCGTTCGAATCTACGAACCCAGTCTTTCTTTGCACTGTTTGTGCTAGACTCGAGTGATAAATCTTCACCCATACCTTGCGCTGTTGAGCAAGCATTCCATAAATTGTCGAAACACTTCATTGCATCAACAACCATACCAGAGGCAAATACTGCACCGTCTTGATATTTTGCAACCATAGTCTCAGAATCAATGACCTGAGTATTTGGTGCTTGGTTGTAGTCTTTATCACCTGTTGGTGCGAGGAATGAAATACCTGAGAACGAGTAACGATTCTCGTAAACATACTTTTCTACATCATCCCAGTCATCAACGATAATTGTGTTTGATACATTGTGACGGATACCTTCATCCGCACATAGTTCTTCGTTTGTGCCTTCAACGACCCAGTTCTTTTGTGCTTTCTTTACGAGTTCAAGATGTTTCACGCCAAGCAATTCATCCTTGAACATAGAACCTCTGTTTGGAACAATAGGAAATGAAATCACAACATCTGTACCATTAGCAGACCATACAGATTCTTCAACCATATGCGGATTTGCTTTGATGATTGCATTTGTAATTTCAGATTCTTTATTCATCTGAATGTTACGGATGTACATTGACGAATGTTCAGCATGGATTCCTGAAGCAGTTTGGAGCAATACGGATGCATTTCCACTCGGTTTAACACAAGTAGTACGAGCAGCAGGATTAATGCCGATAATGGCAGCAATCTCTTTATTGACTTTCTTAACAATGTTTGCCCCTTTTTTCAGAATTTTAGTATCGAAAAGGATATCCGGATTATTCATCCAACCTGTAATTGATACGCCAAGCAATGCTTCACGATCAAAGATTTTCTTAGATGTGTCTGATAAAAATTTGAAGTCTGTATAACCTGCTTGCATTGTGCCAAGAATAGCACCTGCACGACATGCTTTATAGAAGTCTTCTTCTGTGTTACACATACCACCGTTAATTTCAGTCAGGTTACAACCTTGCCAACCTGTTTCACCTTCATATTGCGGGAACATACCAATTTCAACACAAGGGTTAGTTGTATGCTCTTTTGATGTTGTAAAGTAAAATCCTGGTTCCCCAAACGACTTAACTGATTCCATAATTTTTGCAAACATCTCAGGTGTTGCTTCATCACGTACGATAACTGCTGAATTGTTCGAACGACCGCGTTGAGCGTTATCCATAAACCAGTTACCAGTTTTTGCATTCATCATCTCATCATCTTCAGGAGAGAACAAACAGATAGTTGCTGAACGACGCACGCCACCCGATAGTACAGCATCAGCAGCATGCATACAGATATCATATACAGCGATAGGACGAAGCGGTTGTGGTTCTTTTGCATCCATAACTAATGCTTGAAGCATATGCTCAATCTTATCAAGTGATTTGCGAAGACCCTCTGGTCCAGGTGCTTTAAATCCACCAGAGATCTTTGCACCCTTCGGACGAATGTTTGATAAGTCAAAGAATACACGACGACCTTCATAGTCTGGATATTTACTATCACCAACAAAATAAGATGACATCAACACGTCAAGTGCTGATGCCCAACCTTCAATTGAATCTTCTACGACAAAACCCTTTGCTTGTTTTGTACGTTGTTGAATTTGTGGTAATTTTCCGACGTGATGTTCTTGCACAGAAAACCCTGCACCTGCACCACATAATAAAATATAGAAGAATTCACCAAAGAATGCAGGACGATCTGCATAGGATGATGTACAATTGTACATACGCATCTGGTGTTTCTTTAATTGTTCACCGCCAAATTGTAGTGCACGTTGTGCACCAAGAACACGTTGTTCTTTGTATGCAGTTCTTGCTTCTTCAATGAACGGTTGTAATTTTTCTAATGCCTCTGAATAATTTTCTTCGTGCATTGATAGCACACGATCTACTGCTTCATCCCAAGTCTCATACGTTCCTTCTTCTTCTTTGAAACGTGAATACGAGTCATAAAACTTGGTTTGGGACAAAAACTCTCTCGTGTCTGCAAACTGATTTTGCATCCGAATGTTCCTTCTTTTCAATGATTTCTTTATAGGTGATATTATATAGTAAAATGGGGATCTAGTAAACCCCCATTCTGCCTATATTTCCGAATTATCTTTGTGTTTTATGAGAATTATTTTTTGCGTGATTTCTCGATTGCACGTGATCCGAACCAGAACGATAATATTGCAGCAAAGATTGCCTTTGTATCTTCATCCCATAGTAATTGAATTGCTACAGAAAAATCTGTACCTTTTTCTAATGCTTGCATTAGCAGCGTGATTTCAATAGTTGCAAACAAAAGAAAGAAAGCATATGTGATAACTGGACGTACAGATTTTTGTAGTGCAGCAATCCAACCTGTCCCCTGATTAATTGAAATATCGTGTTTAATCAAACGTTCGTGTTCTTTGTCTGCACCCATAGTATCATACATCTTAAGATCGAAATCCATTCCGTCTTTTTTAAGTTCTGCCATGAGTCGCATTTTATCAAGTTCAAGTTTTCGATCACCTTTTTTTGCAAAGTGATCTGTGATTGAAGGGACTGCTGAACCAGCAAATCCAATCAATGATCCTATTAATGATAACATAATGTTTTATCCTTATCCATCAAATTCTGAAGATTGTGGTGTAAAGTTTGTGGTGTATCTCGCTAAACCTTTTGTATATCTAGCATCTTGCAAATATCCGTTAAACCATTCGCCTGAAGTTCCACCCCCAGATGCAACGGTATCACCTAATGCAAAGTCTTGTCCTGTATATGTAGTCGTATTTGCCCAAGTTGCTCCAACTGAAGTTCCATTAACATATATTGAAAATACACCGTTATATCTTACAAGCGCAAGATGTGACCAAGTTGTATTGGATACTGTACCTGCTTGAATTCTGAAAGAACCTTTCCATAAAAATGGTCTACTCGCACCATCAATACCAAAATTAAATCCTGTGCTAGTACCTCTGTTCATACTAAACACGCACTGATAATTAGAATTGGCATTTGGATATACCCACGTTTCGAAAGTTAGATCGTTCGATCCACTAGCATATGTTCCCACGAAACCATTTTCATCCCAACCTATATAATCACCACTACCATCAAAAGAAATTGCAGATGATGTGGTAAATTTTCTTTGAGTATCACTTGCTGCAGCGTTTCCAACAATATTCAACATTTTTGACGAACCAACATCCCATACACTTTGTTGATTAGTACATGTGCTGAAAATTGTTTCTGCGTGAATTCCTACTGGTCCAGTTGGGGGAATAAAATCTGCAGTGTATATTCCATCCTCTGTAAATCTAATATCTGCCATAAATGTATCGCCTGCAACTTTTGTTGCCCCTGCGCTTGTTGCTCCTATTCCAAATTTAGGATCTGATGAAGCACCGCCATCTCCTGCATTAGTTTCACTCCACATAGAAATTCCATTTACATAGAATTTATAAGTACCTGAATGTCTAACCAATGCCCAATGATTCCAATGATTCGGTATAAAGTAGTTTGCTGGACCTCCTGGAATACCCCATTCAATACCATTAACATAAACTCCACCACCGTGCATTATGTAGATACCATCAACACCACCACCAGAATTCAGTGCCGCAAAAGTACCAGTGGCAGCATTTGCGCCATTCCACCAACCCTCAAATGTCCAATCCTTTGTACGATCCCACGTGATAGTTCCTGTGCTTAACCAACTTCCCCCAGTGTGGTGTATAGAACCGCCATGCGTACTCTTTAAATATTGCGCTGATATTGTATATGGACTAACTCTTACCGCTTTTGTGCCTGCTCTAGTTACTGCATTATAATTACCAGAAGCGTCTATTGGAGCAGCATGATTACAAAGCAATAAGTCAGTACCAGATATTGCTGTTAGAGGTGCTTCCGGAGGTGTAAATGCTGACGTATAAACTTCAGTTCCAATAACATATCTAAAATCTCTTATATATCCTGTCATTCCATAAGCAGTAAAATTAGCATCACAACCAACACCAAAGTTAGTCTTTGCAGGTATATCATGTGTGGTGCCTGCTTGTACAGCAGAAGTTCCTTCTAGAACACCATCAATGTACATTTTTATTGTATTACTAGTGACAGATCGTACAAGTGCAATATGATACCATTGACCGATTGCCATAGTCTTTGATGCTGATACTCGTCCTTGACCGCCAATATAAAGCGTTGGAGTATTCAAATTTGTATTAAGAAACATTGGATCGTTGGTTGCTGCACCAAAATTTCTATTTTGACTTGAAGTGCCTGAGTTTGCAGTGTGATATACCCACCATTCTATAGTCCAAGCAGCAGTACCAGACGTTGCCAAATTAGTTATAAGATGCTCAGATGATGACGCAAAATATGTACTGTAACCGCCAGGATGATATGGACTAAATGCACTTGATGTTAATGCTGTTGCACTTGTGTTTTCAGTAATAGCATAATTATTAGTAGAGGCATCAACTTGGTTATCTGTTCCTGCTGTATCTGCTTTCACCAAGAAATTTGTATATTCACTATTTGGGATATTAAACGTTAAGTTGAATGTTGTATTGTGCGAACCGAAACTAATACCATCTGATGCCTTGAATGTAAGACTAGCACTGCCATCAAATCCTAGTGCCGTTGCTGAATCTTCTGATCTTGGTGTAATAGTAAAGACAGATGAATCTTGACTGAGTGTTGCAATTTTATAGAAGTCTCCACCAGAATCAACAGTTAATGATAACGACGCATCTGCATTATCAGAATCTGTAGCAGATAATGTTATAACTGTTGGTGATACTCCATCTGTAGCAAGTGTGATTGAACCACTAGGACTAACTGTTAGAGATGGTGTCGCATTAATCAGTGCAACATTATACCATCCTGATCCATTAGAAATATACATTCTACTGTTCGATGAAACATATGCTTGATCACCAACAGTCAGATTAGATGTAGGAAGGGAATCGAGAGCACTATAAACAGTCAATCCAGAAGAAGATGCAATAGTTGTAACCTGCGAAGAATCTAATCCAGCAGAAGCATTATCAAGTGCAGAAGAGTTAATGTCTCCAGTAGGGGTGATTGCATCTGCTAATAAACGATTAATACTTTTTGCCATTGATTATCCCTTAAATTCTGCAGTTGGTGGTGTAAAACTATTATCAGACGTGTATCTAGAAAAATCATTTGTAAATCTAAAGTCTTGAATATATCCCGCATAGTTACCTTCAGTTGTGACATTACATGAACCAATTCTAGGTGTTGGTGTACCAGTAAATCCGTGCGTCCAATTGGTAAGGTTTGTTCCTTGCCTAACACCATCGATAAAGAAACGTACAGTGCCCGATGTCCGACTTACTGCAATGTGGTGCCAGTTATTGTCATTGATAGCAGTTTGTGATGAGATACCAGTATTATTATTTGATCCATCTTGTGCCCATACCAAAATTGCGCCATTTGGACCGTATCCTCCATCTCCAACATCAATCAATATTTGGAAATTATTAGCGATGTTGCCGCCATCATCTGCCATAAAGATTCTACGATATAAGGTATCGCTGGATGCTATACTGAAATTGACCCACATTTCAATAGTAAAATCATTGCTTGCTAGTGCGAATACATTTTGGTGGGCAGCGAGAAAATCTAAATGATCACTATTGCCATCAAAATATACTGCAGAAGATGTCGCAAATTTTCTTTCTGTATTGCTTGCAGTCACATTACCTGTTTTTGTTATTGAAGTAGATGAAGCAGTGTCCCAAATATTATTCTTATTTGTGCAAGTTAAAACTTCAGTGTTTGTTATTGCTGTTAATGGAGCAGTTGGTGGATCAAAGTTTGCTGTATAAACTGCAGATTTAACTATTCTGAAATCAGTTATATTGCCATTGAAAACACTCGACCCTGTTCTATTTGTGCCTATTTTCAGATCACTAGATGTAAGGTTAACAGAATGAGAAGCAGTTCCGTCAGATTTACCATTAACCCAAAGAGTCATTGTATTGCCACTTCTAGTTACTGCAATGTGATTCCAACTATAATCTGCCATAACTGTAGAACCTGTTATATATGCAACACCTGTACTACCAACATATGCTACATTATTAGATCTAAATTGAATGTTAATTCCAGTTGTATTATCAGTGCTTGTTGGTCTAGTATCACATATCACTTGGTTAGCAACACTGTCATCTATATAAACCCAACATTCAATCGTAAAATCGCTGGTTCCAATAGCATTAAAATCTAAATCAAGATTATCGTTACCATCAAAATATACGGAACCGCCATATTCTGCTGGGGTGTATTCACTATGATTATATGGTCCAATCCTATCAAAATGTCCACTTTGATATGAAACATTTTCAACACCAACCGCATCATGTCTTCTCGCTTTTCCAAAAAGTAATAATGATGTGCCTGTGATTGCAGTTAGTGGTTCATTAGGTACAGGGAGAGTCGTACCAGTTCCATATACAGAACTTCCCTTTACTACACGATAATCTCGTATCCACCCACCAGTACCATCATTGATACCGCCACCTGGATAAGCATTTTTGAATAAACTAAATTTACCCACAAGAAAATTATATTCTGTAGTGGTTGTATATTCTCTAACACCATTTACAAAAATGTTTGAAGTTCCAGATTCACGATTTAAAACTATATGACTCCATTGACGTGTTGAAACTGGAGCACCAGATGTTATGAAACCCAATTGTGAACCAGATTGTCCGTTAAACCCAAGAGATATATTACCACTACTAAAACCCAAAGCACCAATGTATGGACCGTTTGTTGATGCAGGTCTCATGTCTGCTAATATGCTTGCCGTTACATCAAAAGGATATATCCACAGTTCTAAACAAAAATCACCTGTACCAAAACTTAATGCCGATGTAGGAGACTCAATTGTAAAATAATCAGTGCCATCTCCTGCCCAACCCCAACTATATCCTCCAGGATGGTAAGGTGTAAGTGCAGATGACCTCACGCCACTTTGAGTAATCGTATGTGTATTAGTAGAAGCATCGACTTGCTGATCTGTAGCAGCAACATCTGCTTTCAATAATATAGATGTATGTTTTGAATTATCTACTTTAAACGTGAGATTTAATACACTTGTTCCAGTACCAAATGATATGCCGTCAGATGCTTTAAATGTCAAAGTACACGTAGACGTAGTTGCACTGTCTTCACCTAGTGGCGTGATTGTAAACACACTTGAATCTTGACTGATTGTGCCCATACCGCCAAAATTTCCATCAGAATCTACACTAAACGTTAATCCATCAACAGCGTTATCGGAGTCAGTTCCAGTTAATGTAATTGTAGTTGCTGCACCTTCTTTCGAAAGTATTATAACACCTGTTGGATCAATTGTTAAACTAGGAGTGGCATTGATAAGTGCAACATTATACCACCCTGATCCATTTGAGATATACAATCTACTTGTGTCGGTTACATATGCTTGGTCGCCACTAGTAAGTCCAGATGATGGTAAATTTTCTTTAGTGGCATAGACAGTTAATCCTGCGGCATTTGCAATAGATGATACCTGTGCAGAATCTAAACCCACATTGGAAGTTGAATTAAGTAAAGCAACATTAGTTGTGTTAGCAGATTCAGTTTTACCTAAGAATTCTGCTATGTCTCTAGATCTACCCATTCTATGTTACCTTTGCTTAATTGTTATTGATTGTGATTCTATGCGTATGGTGAATCACCAAGCGTGTCTGTATCCCATGCTGCTTTTAATTCTGCAATGGTTGTTGCATCAGTAATTGCAGATGCAGCAGGTGCATTACGAAGTGCAGTTTTTTTAGTTGCTGCTGCTGACTTTGCAGTAGAATCATCGTCCTCAATAGCACGCATGTACTTTACATCTTCTGCTTCTAATAGAGGTTTGCGAACCTCACGAATTTTATCTTTGAATAATACTTTTGCGACATCTAAATCTTCACTGATAATATCACCAGATAAAGACCAAGCACCACGAAAATGACGATTAGATGGAACAGTTAATTGAGCAGCATCTGCTTGATTACCATCCTTGTCAACGATATAAGTAGTTGCCATTTTATTTTCTCCTAAGCAATTTCTTTACTATTTATATTAGGATCTATCTTCCAAGCATTTCGCCACTCTCTTGTTTGTGGTAGTTGCTCTTTCTTACAGATGACCATCTTTGGTTTATTACCTTCATTCCATGTACGCCAAACGTGATTGGGAATGTCTTTCATAATCAAATATTCAATTGCCTCTTCTTCATTCATAGGAGGCATTGGTTCTGTTTCATGTAACAGATAACCGCGAGTATGTTTCTTAAAATTTTCCTGCGCTTCATCCTTTGCCAGTTCGTGATATACCCATACTGGAGGAAGAATACCGCCATTCATTGCACATGCCATCCAATTTGGATCAGGCACAAGCACACTTGCTGGAGTATCAACGTCAACTTCATAGACAACACGATAGTCTGACTGATGTGGTTCTAGATTTTCCTTTGCCCAACATAGTCTATCAAATAATTTTAGTTCTTTCAATTTCATTATGCAAGGTCTCCGTGCCAAACAATAGTCGCCATTTGTAAATCAGCAAATCCTGCACTTGCATTCCAAGCATATGCTGATCTATATCTAAATGTCGTAGTTGTCCAAGTTAAACCTTTACTGTGATATGATGCGGCATCATTATATCCACCATCATCATGGCCATGAGAAAACATATAATAAGCATCTGACCATGAATTGGTAAAATTAGCAGTAAAATCGCCAGTGGCGTTATCCGTAGACGAACTTATATTAAGACTTTTTTGCAAGGTGTTAGTTAGTTGTTCTAAATGTTGATATGCCTTTGCACTACCACTCACAACATACTGTGTATCGACAGTTCCTTCTGAACTGTGCTGAATCTGATCTGCTACTATCTTACCATATGCCATTATGCAAGGTCTCCAAAAATTCCTATATGCCCTGCACCAATATCTAGCGCAGAACTAGTGTCAGACCTTTTTCCTTCGTGTCTAACCTGAGTAGTGGTCTTTAAATCTGCCACATTATTTTCCGCGCTTGATCTAACTTGCAAAAGAATAGCAATAGAACTAGTGCGCTGTCTGAGTTGTCCCCCTACTATACAAAGATAATCTGTGTTATTCATTGCTGTAGCAAGCGTTGGTGTGTAGTCACCAGTCGCATTATCTACGACTGAACTCATATTCAAACTTTCTTGAATAGCAACAGTGCCAAAACCATTAAAGTTAACATATGCTTTCGAAATACCACTTTTTATAGAGGTATCTACAGAACCATCTCGAACCAGAAGATCGCCGTTTTGACTTTTTAATCTTGCTGCGGTCATGCTAGTTCTCCATGTGTGTGCATCATAACATCATCAGGGTCTCTAACACTGTTATCTGTATTATGCAGGGTTCGAACTTGGGTCGAAGATGTTATTTTGTTGCTTAGATTATATTCGCAAAAAACTGCTTGGCCATTGCCATTTCCTTGTGTGCATCCACTATATGCATAATCGTTGTTACTCATGATGTTGGTAAAGGCAATTGTTGTATATGCCGATTGTTCATCAGTCAGACTGCTTTGATTAAAACTACCAGCAACTGTTAATGTACCACTTTGATTCCAACTCGTCCAATGTTTCGCAACACCGCTTGTAACAAAAGGAGAGGTAACGGTATTTCCGTCGGTATCTTGTATGGTTCCTACTGTAATTTTTCCTGTCATAACCTTATCCTACGAAAACAATATCCATCCAAGTTTGCCCTAGATAGAATGTGGTTGTTGTATCCGTTTTCCAAGATGCTTTAATACTATAACTTTCAGTGGTTTCAAGTTCTGACATTGTCGAACCGCCCACCGTAGTAAAACCTCCTGAACCACCTTCTCCATGACTAAGAACT